GTATCAGGATCAAGAACTGTTCCTGAGCTCATTAGTGGTACGTATGGGCAGTAGAATGCAGCCGCATCCGCTTCACTTGAACCTTTATAACCAACTAGTACGTCATCATTTGCTGCATACTGGTTGACATATACTTTCATTGTGTTGTTTAGAGTACCAACTAGTTTTGTGTTTGTTGGTGCTTCAAATGGACCTTCAGTTGTACGTGCAAATGCGCTTGTTGTCGCACTTTGTAGAACTGTTAGTACACTTGGGCTAACAACTGCCCAGTTACCTGCGCCACGGCGTGTACGTGCCGCGATGTCGTTAGCTGCTTTGTTGATTAGAACTGCTAGAGCTGCATGCTCGTCACCAACGAATGTAGCTGTACCGCTTACACCAGACTGGTCAAATGTTGAACCAGCTGTACCTGCAAGTGTGCTTAGGCTACCGATGATCTCTTGATCGATTTCAGCAGTAATCTCTTGAGCAAGTGCTGCCATGATTTCTGCTTCAACGTCTAGACCATGCATCGCTTGTGCGTCTTGAGCTGCTTCGAAAGTCCAGCGAGCTGATAGCTTGCGTGATTTCGCTTCAACAGTCTGTTTCAAGATCTGGATGCTTAGTTTACGTCCAGCTGCACCTTCTAGTGTAGCTGTTGCGTCTGCTTTACCTGTGCTTGCGTTACCTGAGTAACCGTTTGCAATTGCAAATGGGCTTAGGGCTTCATCACCAGCTGAAACACCTGATGCTGCTTCTGCATAACGCACACGTAGTGTGTGGATCTGACCAACTGGGCCAGTCATTGGTTGTACACCAACTAGTTCGTTTGCAATAACTGTTGGCATAACACGGCGGATAACTGGTAGGATAACTTTGTTAAGAGTTGCAACGTTACCTGCTTGAGTAGCACCAGCAGTTGCACTTTCAGTAAGTGCTGCTTTTGTGTTTTCAAGAACAGTGTCCATTACAGTCTTTTTGTTACCTGCCAAACCGTCTGTAAGAGCTTCTTTGGTAGCTGACCAATTTTCAAATAGGTTTGCCATTATCTTTCTCCTTAGCTAATTCCGGCTAATTTTTTTAAATTAATAATTTCGGCAGATTTACCAACCTCTGGTTGGCTTGCTTTATCACCAGTTACCACTTTTGTGTTTTCGGTGAGCTTTGCCTTTTCTTTTTTAGAAACCTGTACATCTTCTTTTAATACATTTGGAAGATACTTGTTGAATGCATCACGTAGTTTTTCTGTTTTCACGCTTTCTAGTAGTGCACCCATGATTTCTTTTTGATCCTTGCTTAATGGAGCCATCATTTCACTCATTACAGCTTTACGGTCTGTAAGATCTTTTGCAATCTTAGCATCACGTTTAGCTTCCATAATAGCTACATCTTTTTCTGCAAGGGCCTTTTCGCTTTCGTCCAATTTAGATTTTAGTTCATCCATTGTACGATTTAGTTTCGCAACTTGTGTGCCTTCAGCTAGTGTACTTGTCATAAATTCAGCTGCAAATGTTTCGAAAATCTTACGACCAAAGTTATTTTCTTTAGCTGCTTGAATGTCTTCTTTAAGGGCTGTTAGTTCGCCTTTAAGAGTACTTTCAACGATTTTTTCAACTTTTTCTGCTGCATTTTTAACAAAAGTAGCACGGGCTTCAGCAATTACTTTCTTGCCTTCGGTTACCATTTTAACTTTTTGTTCAACTAGTGAACGTTTGTCTTCATGGAATTCGTTTAGCTCATTGGTTAGCTGTGAAAGAACAAATTCTTCTAGCTTTCCAAAGTTTGCTTTCTGTGCTTCACGATCCTCTCTGAGTTCTGCGATTTCTTCTTTTAAAGTAGACATAATAAATGTGTCTAGAAGTTTAGCATGTTCCTTGATTGCTTTTTTATAAGCAACACGGTCTTCTGCTAGTTTGCTCTTATCTTGAGCAAACTCTTCTAGTTCTACTTTAATCGTATCATTTAGCATTGCATCCATTGCTTCTACGATTTGCGCTTTATCGTTTTCGTAGCGGCCTGCAAATTCCTCACGCAATTCTGCGGTGATTTCTTCACGTGCCTCAGCAATACGTGCTTCAAATGCTTCGTTGATACCGTTCTTCACATCTTCAGAAAGTACCTCAGAGCCGAGAATTTTATCAATTTCTTGAGCCATTTAATCTCTCCCTAGGTCCTTGATGAAGTTGACTACCTCTGATTGGAGGTATTTTTGAGCTCGATTATCATGCTTTACCGCAGTTGCAACGTCCCAAATTGTACCACCTCTACGGTGGTTCATAATCTGTTCATAAATTGGATCTGGATATGCATCAGGAGCACTTGGATTTGCTACAATATCTACTGTAACGATCTCAAAATCTGATACGTTTCCACTTCCATCAACGTTGCCGCTGCCTCTTGAGCTGACACCTAACTTAACGCCACTTTCTAGTAACGTTTTACATATATTACCCATGGGAGTGGGTAACATTTTTAATTTACCGATACCGTCTCTTTCATTCATATGAATACTTGTAATCATATGACTGACACGGTCTAGGTTAATATTTAAATCGTCAGGGTGATCTGCCTCACCTAAAACAGTAAATCCCTTAGTAATTTTCTCTTGCAACGACTTCACTGCATTTGCAATTTCATTTACTGGATATACTCTTTGGTTTTGGTTTTTCACACCACCCTGAATGAAGATACCTTCCATGTACAAGTCCTTACCACCTTTACCGTCATCAACTGACTCAGTGGTAATACTTGCAACGTTAGGTAAAATTACTTCTCTAAGTGGTGTAAACATACGCTATTAACCCTTGACTGCTCTTGGTTCGCCAGCCTCTTGTGGACCGTCGACACCCATAGCTTTTGGTGCTTCTGCTTTACCGCCAGCTTCTTCTGATGTATCAGTTGGATGTGGATTACCCATATCGTTACCTGCATCTTTTACTGGTGATTTAGCACCGCTGTCTTCGCCATTTGGCATTGACACGTTTACGGCTTTCATTTCTGCGCCTTCTTCTAGCTCTTCAGCTTCGTCTACTTCTTCAACTTCTTCAGCAAACTCTTCAACTGATTCCATTTCAGGCATTTCCATTTCCATTTCATCGCCTTCTTCTTCACCAGCATCGTCGCCTACTAAATCAGCAAACGCTGCTTTTAGTTCTGCTAGAGCATCTTCTACATTCATCATAGCTTCTTCAGCTTCTGATTCTGCATCGCCTTCTTCTTCCTCTGCTTCTTCATCACCAGCTAATTCGTCTGCTAGTTCTGCTTCAGCTTCGTCTTCTTCATCAGCTTCGCCAAATGTTTCTTCTGCTTCGATTTCTTCTTCTGAATCTTCAATATCTTCAATGAAGTCATCTTCCATGTCGCTATCGTCGATAGCTTCTTCAAGTTCGTCCTCGTCTTCTTCGATGACATCTTCCACACTTGCATCTTCTTCGATTAGGTCAGCGTAAATTTCACGTGACTTCTCGACAAAGATGTCGTGTAGTAGATCAGAGGCACGGTCAGTGTCCTCGTTAATCACCAATTCGAGTACTTTTTCTAGTTTACTTTTACTATTCATTTTGCATATACTCCTCAATGATGACACAGCAATATCGTGTTACAAAGTCAATGTTATTTAGTAAGTAAAAC